GGCTGAAGCTGATTGGCCCGGTTCACTTGATAACGGTTGAATGCGTTGGTGTACTCTTGACTCGCCGCCTCTTGGCCATATCGTTGAGCAGCTTTCAAAGCACCTCCAGAGATCAAGCCGCCGCGAGCAGCCGCCTGACGATCCAGCGCCTTTAAACCTTCGCTTATGCGGAAGGCATATCCAGGATCTTGCTGAAAGTCTTGCATCCCAAAGTCGCGCGCGTACTTGCCGAACTCCGGCGAAGCTTTTAAGGCTTCATATTCTTGAGCTGCTTTGGCATCTTTTGCCATTTCAGCTTGAATTGAGGCATTTAATCTGGCTTCTTGTTCTGCCCCGGCGCCCTCTGCTGGAACCCATTCAACTCCGCTAGGGATTCCGCTGTCACCAACATATTGAAGCTTAAATTGACCGGCTCCAGGCGAAGGCATCTGATATTGAGCAGCCAAGGCATTTCTAATTTCTGCCTCAGTTCTTGCCGTTGGAGCTTGAGCCAGCCCCAAAAGATTCATGTACCGTTGTTGAGCCGTGAGCCCAGCTTGCCGGAAAGGTTCTTGAAGCGCTATTTGCTTCTCAAACATCTCTTTTTGTGCTTCAGCCGCTTCTCTTGAAGCTTGTAATTGAGCCGCTGCAGCTTTTTTGGATGCGCTTGATCCCATTAATCCGCCAAGGAGAGAAGCTCCTCCGGCAATTGCTCCACCAATCCAAGGCATGTTAATCTCCCAAGGCTTGCGCCAATTGTGCCACCTGATCCAGGTTTGAAGGGGCGGTTAGAACATCATCCACTTTGTCAGCATCGGTGCAGTCAGTTGCGTGGATGCAATACCAAACGCAATCGGTCAGTGCCAGAACTCCATGATGCTTGCCCGCTTCAATTGTGATGCAGGCCGGAGCGTGAATGGTTGATTCTTTGTCATCCACCATAAGCTTGACCGATCCAGAGGCCAAAATTGAAAGATGGTCAAAATTATGGTTGTGCTGAACCAGCCATGCACCGGATTGAATTTTTGTCTGCTTGGCATACACGCCAGAGCTGAAAAAATGCTCAATCATGTGATCTCCCGCCCACTGGCCCGAATGTTGATAGCAGAAGCGGTGCCTGCAATCGTTGAAATAAATCCGCTAGGGGCAAGCACTTGACCAACTAGCTCTGGAAAGGTGTAAACCTCTGAAGCCTGCAAGGTCTTAGACTTGGTGATCAAGTTCTGATTCCCAGCCGTGTCTGCACTTGTGACCAAGTTTACAGAAATTGTTGCCGCCGTGGCGCTGTAATTGGTGGCCGTAAACTTGTCAATGATTGTTGTGACACCGGTTGCGGTGTATTGCGTAGTCTGAGAGTTTTCAGCCGTCTTGGCGGGAATGAGAACTTTTACAGTGACGGTCATTACTGAACCCCTTCAATGTTGTTGGTTACGGTCACAATGATTGACGGAATTGCCGGGTAAAAAGCAGAGGCTGGGAAATTTTTCAATTCCACGGTTGTGTCATCTACTGCGAATTTAAATTCCACATAATCACCGGCGGCCAACTCAAGAAAAAAACAAACGGCAGAAAAAATTTCCGCGTTGTTGCCTTGAATTCTCATTTGACTAGCACTGTTTGGGACATCTGTTCCATTTACGCTAGGCCATATCCAAAACGCCCCAACACCGCCAGCAGTTTTATCAATCTGAATACTAAATATAAAATTATAAATTGCTTCTTCATCTACATAAATTCTAGATGAAGGCGACCCCAAATAAACACCATTACTAACATCTGTTGTGTTGTAAGTAATAGCGTAAGCGGTGTTAATTGCGGCAGCAGTTTGTGTCGTTGTGTCAAGAAATTGACCATAACGCGATCTTTTAAAATGTCTAGGTGGAGGGTTCATTTGCAACCCTTCCACTTGTTTTTCTAATTCTGCAATTTGCGATTGCAACTCTTGAATTGGTTTTGTTTCTACAAATTCAGAGAGCTTCTGTAAAGCAAAATCATAAGACGCCAATAATGAATTAACGTCTGATTTGGTTTCTACAAATTCAGATAGCTTCTGCAAAGCAGAATCATAAGACGCCAATAATGAATTAACGTCTGATCCTTTGTTCCAATCTTCGCTAGACTGCGCAATTGAAAATAAAGACAAAAAAAACAAGTACCAAGCACGATCAATCAGCCCGGTTCTTTGGTCAATGAACGGCACTCTCGGCGGAGTAATCGGGGTGGGAGTTGCAATTGGACTAGGCATTTGTTCCGCTGAGTAACAATTCAGCCCCAACAATAGCGGTTTTGACAGGATCAGTCATAGACAACTCGTAAACACGATCCCTAAGCTTTAAAGTCATTCCAAGGCGTCTAAAGAACACTCTCTTGTAATGCTCTCCAATCTTCCCTATGGGTGCCGTGTGATAGTTTGACCAAGTGTGCCCGCCGTCATCCGACCAGCGCAACATCACTTCTGGGTCACTTCCTTGGCCCAAATTTAGACCAACCCCAGACTCTATATCTATCTGGAGTGAATGCTGGGCCGTGCGGCGCAGGTTGTTTTGGCCCGTTGGGAGTGCTCTCCAGCTACGAAGCCATTTTTGAATCTGACCATCATCAGCGTAAGTGTTCAAGTCAAAGGCGTGAATTTTCCCGTTTTCGTAATCTCCGACAACAATTTTATTGTTGAACGCCATCTGACAATTGCTTCGATGCCTAGTAAATAAGCCGTTATTCCAGCCGGCTCTTTCGTGCCATGACCCGGTTGCCACATCGTAAACCCAAGTCGTGTTTGCACGTGGGAAGATCAAAACATAAAAACTGTGCCCGTCTTGCTGATAGGTGTAGGCTAGTGCGTCAGACAGATTTCCATATTGTTGAATTTGCCATTCAATGGCATGAGTCGAAATACGCTGTCCCGTGTATCCATTGGCTCGATAAACAATGCCCTGCCCACGAGCATCAGCACCTAGCCAAAAAACGCCATTATCAATTTTTGCAATCGTATAGGCAGAGATGCACCCAATTTCATTGAATGCGCCTTGGATTCTTTGAAGTGGAAAGTCTGTCGCGCCTGAGTCATACCAGACTTCAACGCTATTGGCTCCAAAAACCCAAACCTCTCGATGGTCGACAATTAAGCCAACAACGCCATCAGGTGATCCTTCGGCGCTAGCAAAATCAAGAGCATCAATAGATGTGCCGTCGAGGAGACTTGTGACCCATATCCTTTGGCTATTTGGCTCATTAAACACAAAATAACCATCTAAGTAGCCAACAGTTACAGCCCCTGGAAAATCTGAGTCAGTGATTCCAGAAAAAACATTGGTGTCATTGTTGTAAATGTAACTGGGACCGTTGCAAGCAATGAACAATTGAGTCCCATTGTCCGCCATGCTGACAGGCCCAGTGCCGATTACATTTCCAATGAGTGTTGCGGAATAACTTGTATTGATCTTGTAAAGCTTTGTGCCAGACACTACAAACGCAACAGTCTTGTCAGATGAGAACGCCCACAGCCCACGTATGGGGCCATCCCCGATAGTCGCCAGATTGAGCAGTCCAGGGCATCTTTGAAGATAAGCTGGCTCCTTGCCACCTTCTGGCACAACCTCTGGGAACAAATTGACCATTCGAGCGTCCGCAGCATTGACGCTGCGAGCCACGTAGCTTGAGCCAAGAATTGGCGTTTTCATCAATAGTTCCCGGCGTACACGTTGAACCGCTGACGAGTGGCAACCAGAGAATACGGCAAGCTCATAATGTCATCAGGATTGTTGACGCGCTTGAGGTTCCGTTTGGATGCCATAGCGATACGTTGAACCGTTGGGGATGGCTCAACCCCAAACTCTGGAGCCATTTCAGCCGCCAAGTTGTATTTCAAGGCTCGAAGGTAACCGGGCGGAAGATAAAGATTGGTCGCAAGGTTGGCCGGCTGGGAAATTTCCTGAACCGAAACAAAATGCCACTCTAGCGCCCGAGTTGGGCGCGGATAGATGGTCATGGTAATGTCTGGGAAGGTCATGTTCACAAACATCACTTGTGGATAAGTAGACGTGACGGTTTTAACCGCAATCCCGTTGTACTGCTGTTGATTGATCAACTTGACCCCAAACGAAACATTCGTTGTCGGGTCTCTAAAGTAGGTTGAATCATCAATCAACACAGGCCGATTGCCAACAAAGTCCCCCGTAGGGCCTAACGTGCGGGTGATGGTGTCGGTGGGCCAAGTAAAAACCTGATCCTGGGTGCTGTAAACCGAAAGACGCTCAATGCTCCACGAATCAATCATTTGATTCAAAGCGGAGAGAGCGTCTTGAGATACTTCAGCAGAAGGCGTTTCGCCCTCTGCAAGCATTCCGATCAGCCTGAGTGCTGAATTGATGAGTTCACCGGCGGTTGCCATGC